AGTCGCATCCAATTCGTTAGGGTCAACGTAGATAACATTACCTTGTATATTCTTTAGAAAATTCTCCAGTCTTGAAAGAGGCATCCTATTCTTCTCTAATTACAGATTCTATCTAAGTTTATTTATGACGAGTATCTTTAGAACTATTAAACCAGAAAGAAAGAGCATAACGATCTCTACCTACCACTCTAGTCACATGATGTTTGTATTGAGAATTAGAAAAAATTAATAATTTACCAGTCTTAGGTTTCACTTCAAAATCTTTAAATCCAGTATAACCACCTTCAAAATCATCATTTAAATAAAGAAGTGCAGCAAATAAGTCATAAATGCCTTCTTTTGCAGAACTATCATAGTGTGGCTTCATAAAAGTCCCTGGCGTCCATCTTATAACACCCACATAATCTGGATTAGATCTATCATCAAATGATTTGCAAACATGAGTGACTTTATCGACAACTTTGGTATAAAACTCTGAGGTTTCTTCCTTAGTATCTAAAAAATCAGCATGACCATGATAACAAGACTCATCTAACATTTCATCTTGTCTTGCATGATGTCCAGCAAAATCATAATAATCCTCTTGAGGTTCAAAAGTTGGAATGGTATCTTCACTATGACCCACAGCAGTCGTGATTCCAAGAGATTCATTAGTGTAATTGATAATTTCCTCACACTGACTTGGTGATATGAAATTATCTTCAATATATATCAACTTCTTCATTGATTATACCATATACTAAGAACAAATCTCTCACCATTTACAGTCTTACTAACTGAATGTTCGTATATTGAATTTGAGAAGATAAGTAACTTACCTGTTTCTGGTTTTATCTCAAACTCATTAAAACAAGTATGACCACCATCAAAATCATCATTCAAATAAAGAACTGCTGCAAATAAATCTGGTTCTTGATTAGGTCTATGTGGATCAATATGAGGTCTCATAAAAGTGCCAGAGGGCCATCTTACCACACCAGCATAGTCTATAACTACTCTTGAATCAAATGACTTACAAACATTTGTCACTTTATCAACGGCATTATTCTTTTGCGATTCAAAGTATATTCCGTCAAGAGTTGTTAGGTATGTATCACCACCTCGACTCTCACCACCATAAGGCATCTCATTTGGATTTGATTTAGATAGTTCAATAAGTTCTTGACACTCATGAGGAGAAATAAAATTTTCCTCAGTATAAATTAGTTTTTTCAAGCTGTGTAAGTGTTAGGTGGGCCAGCAGAGAGAGAGGAGATACTGTTGCCCTCATACTCAACAATCAGAGGATTGATATCTTTTCTTTCACCATACACATGATAGAAACAATCAATAGTCGATAGATCAGTAATCAAATCAGTATTAGTTGAATCCTCTGCAATAACGATGAATTCATTATTAAACTCTTGAATCACAAGATTTTGATTTGATCCAATTGGTTGCAACTGAACAGTGATACTATCTTCATGAACTAAATCTTTCCAATAGTATGGCAATTCAATTACATTTGATTCTTTTAATCTACCACGAAAGTAAACTCCTACTTCTGGGCCTTCAATACAAGCATAACGAAGACGATGACCCTTACCTTTTGTAGGGTGAACTAAATCAAATGGTTTTGGTTTTGCATCCGCAGCTGCAAATCTACCTGCAAGCCTACCTTTATTACCACAATCAGTTCTTCCACTTACAAAAAGATCTCCTTCAATCACAACAGCATTGACACCAGTTTTCCCATCTCCTACAAATTTACTATCACCATCAACTTTTAATGCTAAATTTGCATTGCATCTGGGTTGAGCGTCAAGTGGATTCTGTGGAGCAGAGTTTGATGCTACGTTTAAAACTGCCTCATATCCTGGCGATGCAGCAGTTTTTCCAACATAAACAGGGCCGTTTAAAACAGCAGTTCCTGTTGGTGAAGTGTCGGGTGGGACGTAGGAGACATCATTTGTTCCCACGACCAATTTATCAAGTTGTTGTCTAGATATGTTCATTATAATGTTGGAGGACTAATTGTTGTTGCCGCTTTTAAAACTTTAGACATAGTTCCAAAATTATCATCAGCAAAAGAAGCTGATAACGTGAAACCAGATTTAAGTTCTAAGAAACCTTTACTTATTATATTAATCTGATTATCTGATTTTATCAATATCTTTTCACCTTGAAGTCGAATATCAGGTGCATCTATGGTAGCAACCCTAGTTGCTTTTGCAAGAAACTGTCCATCTTGACCACCACCAACGGCTTCAAAATTAATATTTCTTGCTCTAAATGTGATGTCTCCATTTTCAACATCAAAGAGGATATCACCCTTTTTAGCCTTTATTATTTTTGCTGGTAATTGACTAATATCGCCAGGGCTTCTAACTTTTAATCCTTCACCAAGGATCTCCATTGAGCATCCTGGCGTATATAAAACTGCTTTACCTGTGCCAGGCCCTTTACCAGTGCTACCTTGACCAGTTCCAGAATGAAAAGAAAAAGATTGTGCTTCTTGTGTCTGAATCTCATACAAAGTTTCACCATGTATGCTACTCTGTCCACTTTGAACACAGTATCTCAGTTTAACATCTCTTTCTAGATTCTGTTTATCTTTTGGTGCTTTTGACATTTTATTTTGTGATACAACTAATAACTGTGACAGCTGACTGCCTTACACTCTCTACTAGTTTAGACGCATCTTGGACTTTTGTAAAGTTCAGAACAGGTAATAATCTACCTCCTACTCCACTTTCACTATTTATAGTTAAATCTGGAAGATTAGTAAATCCAAATCCACCATTGGTGACTTTTGCACCTATGATACGACCATCCTGTATTTCCAATTCGACCTCTGCTCCGCCAGTTCCAATCTCAGTTCCAGCGCCAGTTCCAGTTCCAGTTCCATCATCAGTTCCAGTTCCATCATCAGTTCCAGTTCCAGTTCTACCACCATCAACTGTGACTGTATCACCATCTTCATAACCGAATCCAGTGTTAATGACGACAACATCTCCAAGTGATGTGAGGAATGATTGTTCACCATCATAGTTTGCGTTTGGATCTGGTATGATTTCTTTCGTTGATAAAGTTGAAAGTGGATTTCCGTTAGCATCAATCATCGCATTTCCATCTTCATCAGTCATTGGTTCAAGAGTTGTTTCTGTTGTATTTGGCAAATATCCTTGGCCTGGATCAGTGATTACAACATTTACAACACCTAACTCAGTTCCGTTTGGATCAGATACATATAATCCATCAGTGTTAGGCACACCACCAGCAGTGATATTAAATCCAGTAAATGAAGGGGTGTTTGCATCTATACCGCCAGCTGCACCAGCATTTACACCACCTATTCCAGCTGATATTGGTGGTGGTAATGGGGGAAGAAAAGGAGCAGATGGTGTTGGAGATGATATTCCAGTTACATCAAAAGTAACGTCATTTTCTGGACTAGATCCTCCAAGGAGAGAGCCAGGAATTGTTATTGTTTCACCAACCTGATATGAACCACCTCCAGAACTAACTATCGGCGAAAATTTAGTATCAATATTTCCATTCTTGTCAGTAAAGAAATCAAAACTTGCTCCTGTTCCATTAATCGCACCATTTCCAGTAATACTTGCAATGGTAGCATCTTTGTTATATGCGTTATCAGATGATGAAATCGGGCCAATAGAAGTAACTGAACCAGTTTTTACTCCATCTTCTGTGTCTTCTGATACTTCGGGAACAGATGTGACAAGACTTGTGTTTATATCACCAGCACCAGCACCAGTTCCACCACCTACACCACCAGCGCCTACACCACCAGCGCCTACACCACCAGCACCTACACCAGTTTCAGTTCCCCCTGTGGCCACAGGAGCACCGATAACTACAGGAAATGCTCCAGCAACTAAACCTTCACCACCCTCTCCATTTACAACGATTGGTTTATCACCAACAACTAAGGGAGATCCACCAACTCCACCACCAGTAACAGGTTTACCACCAATTCCACCAACAATTATTGGATCTCCATCCTGTGTAGTAACTTGTTGACCATCAGGAGTTGTCACTTGAATTCCTCCAATACCACCAGCATTAACAGGAAGATTGTTTGAAGTTAGTGGTAATCCACCAACAGCACCAGCAGCAACATTTGTTCCATCTGTTAAAGGTGAAACTGGCCCTAAAACTGCATGTCCTCCAGCTCCAAATCCTTTGTCACAACTATCAAAGAAAGAAAGTAAAGGTGGTTCCTCAAATCCAAATCCTGGCCCATTAATTGAAACACCTATAATATTACCAATCGCATTGACAATGGCACTTCCAGTTGCACCTTGACCACTACTACCTATAAAGTCTACTCTTGGTGGGCCACATTTAAGAACGTTCGTTGAACAATCTGGTGCAGATGGAATCGCTGGAATTGCATTGTCAAGAGTGTTTAAAAGATTTGACTCTAATTTTTTAAAACCTATTTTGTCAAGTAATCCACCAAAATCATCAGGGCCATTTAATCCAACACCATTTTTAGAAGAGAAAGAACTTGGTTCTGGACAATTTAATCTGTCACAATCAAGAACATTTGTAATAATATTTGCAAACTTAATCGCTTTTGAAAATGTTTCACTAGGAAGTCCAATACCACCACCTTGAATGTTATTCAACTGAGAAAACATACCACCCAAATCATTATCAATGATGTTATTGATTTGTCCGAACATATCACTCAAAAAGTTTTCAACTCCACAAATAGGAACATCTAAAACCTGTCCGATCATATTTTCTAAACTTTTTGAGAGATACCCTGCAAGACCCTCTTGTATTTTTTCAATATTACAAAAAATAACATCAGTCAAGCTTTTTGTTGCTTGACCTACAGGTGCTTGTAAAGTTTTAGGTGTTTTATCTTTTAAACTTAAATTTAATTTATCTAAAGTATCTTGAATCAACCACGATCTGGCACGACGAACTAATTTTGTTGTTGAATTATGGATTCTTGCAGATGTTAATTTTATTTCGTCTTTAATATCAACAACGCCACCATATATCGGATCAACAGCAGATCCACCTCCAATAGCTTGCAATTGTTCCATCTTCCGTGTGAAGTCTTTGATTGCGTTACTTATTTTTGATATCTCATTATCTTCACAAGGAGTGAATTGATCTATAACAATATTTGTTGCTGCTTCTTTTTGTTCCTGTGCTGGAGTTTTGACACTCTCACCATCAGTAAATGTTCTAACTGCTGGTGAAGCTGGTTTCCAATTTGCATTATATCTTGTCTTTCCAGATCTTTGAACTACTTTAGGTGGCGTATATGGAACAAAACAAGTATGTTTTTTACTATCAAAATCTTTGTTTGATAATTGATCTCCAACAAAAGATTGTTTAAATAGAGTTCCAAAAATTACAGGTTGTTGTGCATCATCACCATCAAAGAAAAATCCAACGACAACTTCTCCACCTTGATATTGCAATGTTTGTCCAGTGCCACCTACAGTAGTTGTGTTTGATGGTAAAAGAACATGTGCTAAAGGTAAATCTTTATCTGGCAAATCTTCTTCACATGCATGATATCCTACAATACGAACACGACATCTGAAGGTGTATATGTCTTCACCATCTTCAGATCTTTTCTTTTCTAAAGAATCTCCCCACTCTCCTTTATCTGGATCAGTCACTTGACCAATCCACCATTTCATAGGATCTCTTCCGAAAAAATTAGTCGATTGTTGATACATTTAGTTAATCGTCGTATATTAAACACTCAGGTTCGTCTGGGTGTTGATCGCAAAATAGTTCGAGTGCATTAGGATCATGATGATCGCCTGCTTTGATTTCTTCTTTGTGATGTTCGACATACTCTTCGAGTTCATGTAACTCCTCTTTCGCATGTCTTCTCGCTGCTGGATTGGCCTGTGGGTCATCAGCAATCTTTTTATCGTATTCAATGTGATCTTCGATTGATTTCATTTGATTCTCCTGTTTCTTTTATTTAAGCGGTAAACGCATCACGAACTAATTCAAGTTGAGTTTCTGCCTTTCCACCACCAATTAAGTGTCTTAACTCTGATATTAAGTATTTTCCACTAACATCATTATCTTTTTCAGATCCGTAAGAACTAACTGGTTTTCCATCATCTCCTTTTTTAAGAGGCAATTTAACCTCTATCATGCCACCAGCTCTCAAGTCAGGGTTGATTGGAATTGATATATTTAAGGATTGTGAAAATAGTAAACTATTCCTAATATAAGATTTATTTTGATAAACGGCAAGCTCATTTCTCTTCTCAACCTCTTCTTTTTTAGAACCCTTTTGCAGAGCTCCTTGATCTAATATTCTAAACATTAATCGAGTTGGTTTATCCTCTAATTTATCTGGTAACTTGGGTGGTTTTTTTAATTTTGGTTTTAGTTCAGTAATTTTAAATTCTTCTTCTTTATAGGTTTCGTTCTCAAGATCAATGTATATTGTTTTATTTGCGTACATACCCATTCTACAATTATGTCCAATGTCATTGGATTGATTGAGATTATTTTCTATGATTCTAAAAGATCCAGCTATCGGTCTATCAGGTTTTTCATACACCTCAGCCTTTTCTTTAAGTAGTTTCTCAATTGATCTAAAATTATATCCATCTAAAGTTTCATAAAATAAAAAACCAAAGTTTTTATTTGATGACTGAGCCTTTGGACACAACCATTGAATTGTATCAAAAGGTCTTTTTAGATTTCCAACAAAAGAATATTTGTTAACAGCTTGATCAGACTTAAATTCTTTTTTAGTTTGAATTCCTTTTTTATCTGACCCCCCTTTGTTAGTTAATAATTGACTTACAATTTGTGTAACGTTCCCAGTAAATTTTTTATTCACTCTAGCAGTCTCATTAATGATCGATTCTTTTGATACAAATTCTAGAGTCGCTATCTGTTTATTAGTGTCTGTGATGACATCTCTCACAGAGTTCAACATGAGTTGATGTTTTTTAGATGTAATTTTAAAATCATCATCAAAACCTTCCATCTTAACAGAAAGATCTAAAGACTCTCCACCTGTAATTCCCTTTCTACTAATTACTTGGTCAACATCAATAAAAGTCACAGTTAAAGATATTGATGGACTCATTACACTCTCATAGTAATCAATAATCGGGTTTCCACCAAGTATTGAGTAATCTTTCTTTAAGGAAGATCCTTTATTTGCAATCAACATACATTTGCTGATAATAAATCTACTTTCCATTAAGTTATCATCCTCATAATTTCTGATGGTAATCCAAATTTAGATTTTCTAGATGATGCTATTGTATTATTTGATATTGTTTTAATGAAACTTGATGTGGTTTCGGTTGATTTTATTTCTGCCTCTGACACCTGTGGTGCTTCAGCTTGAACTAAGGGAGATGGATTTGCAGTTAAAGCGCTTTCATTTAAAGTTTGTATTACTCCAGCTGAAAGTTTAGGATAGGAATCATCTGGAGGTGCAAGAACATTTCCAGATAATTCGGCAGTATCATTTTCTAATTTAGGAATTAAATCACCTCTTTGATCGAAATCAAATTTTTCTCCTGTCACTCTATCAGCAAGACCTGTCAAGATTCTCATTATACCTTCTGGTTTTGATTCTTTTTCTGAACTAATTCCAAACTCATTTTGTTTACTTGTTATTCGTGATCCCATTTCTTCTATTGTAATGAAACCATCTTCATCAGCATCTAATCCTTGATTTGCTGCATAAACTGATGGGTTGCCAGGCTCGCCATCAGAAAACTTATCAAACTTAGTTGACAATTCAAAATCTGTTCCCCTATCAGTATATTCTGGCATAAAGACACTTGTATATAGTTCTCCTTTACTGGCTCCCTTTGGTAACTTAACGATATCAAAATATTTTTCAACAAACTTCATTTGTTGAGCACGACTCATTTTAACTAACTCTTCCTGAGTTGTTCCTAATTCCTCTGCTCTATCAGCACTAAATTGTATCAAACCAACATGAGTACCGTTGTCTGCTGCTGGATCTAAACTTGATTCTGATGCCATTAATCCTACTAAATCAGCTGGATTTATTTCATATTTTTCAGAAACTCTTTGAACTTCATCTAAGAAGGGTTTATCATCACCAATTAATCTCTCTGACTCTCCACTTAATTTAAGTTCTGGAGTTTTTCTATCTTCATTATATAATCTTTTCATTTTTCCAAAAGTGTTATCAGTCACGGTCTTCATAACACCTTGTTGAAAGTCTTGAAGTTTATTGTTACCTTTCTTATCAAAATCAAATACACCACCTGTTAGAGTATCAGCAACTCCACCAATAATCTCTTTAACTCCTCTCTTTTCATCTGGTTGCACTAAATCGTCATCTGTAAATGCACCAGCTTCAAGATTTTGCGACTTCATATACTCAGCTGATTCCTCTTTCGATAATGGGCCGCCAGAATTATAAAAATCCTTTAACATCTCTGGTTTAACAGTATCTTCACCCTGCATTTGTATTCTAGCTTGTATTGACAGTCTTTGTTTTAAAGTCATCTGTTCGCCAGGCTTATATAATTCACCATTAATGAGTATTCCTGATCCTTTACTTGTAATTGATCCATCAGGGTTTATAGTGGTTTCCATCGGAATTTTATTCTTATCTCCTAAAAGTTCATTTTTCTTTCTTTCAAATTCTAATTTTCTTTCATTGTCTCCGATGTAGTTGCCATCTTTATCATAAAATTCATTTTTACCTTTAGTTTTTCTTGAGCCAGGCCTACCATCAAAATTACGAATACTATCACCTATCCTTCTATTCAAGAAACCAGCAACACCACCCTCCTTCATAAATTCTATTAATTTATTTTCTTTTTTCTCTGGTTGCACTGAGTCTTTATCATCCAAATTAAACAATTTATTTTGTATTTCTTCTTGTTCTTTTTCATATTCTGCAATTTTATCATAATTAATCTTCCCACCAGTCTCATATTCAGAATCTATGAGCATTTCAAGTTCTCTATCTCTTGCCATTAAATCAGACTGTTCCTGTGATACGTTACCACCAACAACCTGACCTTGTTCCCTTTCAGTTGTAAGTTTATTACTATCATCTACATCAACATCTTTTTTCTTATCTTCCTTTCCACCAAATATCTTTCTACCCAAGAAACCAGCAACACCACCCTCCTTAACAAATTCCAACAATTTATTTTCTTTCTTCTCAGGTTTTATGTCTTTCGTACCTTTAAGTGAAAATTCATCTGTATCTTCTTTAAAAAAGTCTAATCCTTGATCTAATTCT